AGTTCAAGCGAGCGTTCCATCGGTGTGAGTTTCATGCGTGCTCGCTCCTGATAGGCACCACGCGCGCACCGGCGGGCCGGTCACCATCCTCGGCGGCGGGGGCCGGTGCGCTGGGTGCTGGTGGGTCCGCGTCGATCGCGGGATCGGTGTCGAACTGCAAGTCTTTCTCCGCCATCATTTCGAGCTCGCGCTCGCGCTGCTCGAGCACGTCCTCGATGTCCTGCCCGCCGCCGGTCTGCGAGATCACATCGGAAACGGTGGTGAATCCGCAGCGCACGGCCTGCTTGTAGGCTTCGACTTCCTTCGTTGGGTCGACCCAGCCCCAGCCGCGCGGCTTGAATCGCACGGCCTGATAGCGTGGCATCGCCGCGCCGTATTCCTCCGCACTGAGCCCTGGGATCGCGGAGGAGAGCACCGCCGCGGTCATCCACTTGCGGTGAAGTTCAACGCGAAAGCTGCGGATAAACCAGCCTTGCAGCACGCGCCACAGATCGCGGTCATCGAGCAGCGCCAGGCGCGAGCTGCTGTAGTTGCTCTGGCTGTAGTCGCGCGACAGGCTTTCGTAGCTCACGCCAACGCCCGCCGAGACCTCGCGCAGCATCATCCGCATGAACGGGTCCATGTTGGGATTGGGCCGGTTCGGATTGTTCATGACGATGTCGTAACCGGGCGGGAGTTGCTCCACCAGCCCGGCGTCGAGCACGATCTGCTTTTGCGCATTCGGTGGCGCCACATCGCCTGGGATTGGCGTAGCGTCCGGCGTCTTGATGAAGGCCATGTACGCCGCCGCACCGCGCGCCGCGACAATCTCGGCCTCGCTGTAGCCGTCCATGTCGTTGAGCTTGCGCGCGACCGCGTGCAGCCATGGCTCCCCGCGCGATTGCGGCCAGCGATCCACGACATACAGGTGCATGATCTGATCGGCTGGCACGCGAACTAAGCTATCGCGCTGCATCGACCCGGCGAAGGTGTCGCCGGGGTGCGTCGCATGGATCCAATACGCGACCGGGCGCTGATAGCCGTCGACCTCGACGCCCATGCGGACCTCGTTCCCACTCTGCGCGCGGGCGATGCTGTAGTGATCGGCCAGTCGCTCCGACTCGATCACCTCGATCGCGAGCGGCACCGCGCTGCCGTCCAGCGCAATGGGGTGCAGGCGGAGGAAGATCTCCCCGGCCTCGAATATCTGCCCCATTGCCAGGCGCTCGATATCGGCCAGATGCAACCGGCCGCCGGTGTGGCAATGCGCCGGGCGCGACCACTCGGCCCAGGCTTCTTCGATTGCCTCGTTGATCTTCGCGTTCGGAATGCCGCGCGGTGACTTCACTTGCGCTTGCAGGCCGATACCGGAACCGATCACGTTATTGCACACGATCGTGCGCGCCCGCTTGGCGTAGGCTGCGTCGCGGATCAGCGCGCGCGATCGGTTGCGCAGCTGCTGCAGACCGCCCACCAATTCCGCATCCGCCGAGCTGGTAGGCGAACTCCACGCGGCAGTAAGGCGCCCGCCCTTGGCCGAGTTATACGAGCGCGTGTGCACAGTGCCACCGACCCGCGGCGCGATCCAGCGGGCAATTCTCGCGCGCAAGCCGGCGAACAGGTTCATCGCGCAAATCGCACGTACAAGTGCCGCGGGTTCCCTAACCCCAGCGCCACCGCCTCGGTGGCAGCCTGCACGCTGGCCTGGTTGCGCCAGTATTCAATCGCCTTGATGAAGTCGGCCGCAGACTTGAACCACATCTCGCGCTCGGCGATGGTATAGCGCTGCACCAGGCCCTGGCCGTTGGTGCAGTAGTCCTTGTAGGCGGCCTCGAGCTGGTCAAGGATCTGCTTGGCCGTCGTGCGCGTCTCGAATCCAGCCGCCTCAGCCGCCAGGTTGCGGCCAACGACCATCGTGCCGTTGCCGACGGTATAACGCTCGGTCGCCTTCTCGACAAACGCCTGCCAGCTGTATGTCCCCGCCGCCCAGCCGGCCGAGGTGGCGGCCGTGACGCTGACCAGGTGATCGGATCCCGAGGCGGTCGATACAATGTCGATCTTGCCGGCGGCGTTGATCAGCCGGTACTTGAGCACCCAGCTGCTAGCGGCTGAATAGTCGGGCAGCGACCGGGTCCATTGGACCGTATCGCCGGCGGTGATCGAGGCAGGCTCAATGGACGGGATGTCGGGCACATCCCCTATTCAATACACGTCGCGCGGACATTTCTACCCAAAAATGTCCGCGCCGGAAAAACAGGCGGCCCAGCCGAAGCTGAGCCGCGCCAGGCCGTGACCCGCCCCGCCTTGCTATGCCTGCGCTGCCGCGCCACACCCAGCCGCGGTCATGCTCATCGTTTCAGCGTCGCTTTGATGCGGCGAACATGGCGCACGCTCACTCCGAACGAGCACGCCACTGCGGACGGATCCTGCCCCAGCCGCAGCGCCTGTGCCACGTAGGCGGCGCGCGTCTGCGATCGCGGCCGGGCGGCCACATACACCCAGCGCCCACCCCACTCCAGCCGTAACTGCTGCTCGACCTCAGCCAGGCGCGGCCGACCCCCTTCGCGCTCGAGCGCGGCGGCTAGGCGGGCCATCAGATCGGCGATCAGGTCAGGCATCGACCACCAGGCGGTGAGCTTGCCATACTGCGAGCGCCTCGCTGCGCGCCACATCCCTTTCGACCCCAGCGAACCGCAGCTTGCGGTAGTGATTGAGCGCCGCCTTGCAGCCGTACCATCTGCTTGCGTCGTAGGGATGCGCGAGCTTGTAGCGCCGGGTCGCTGCCTTGGCCCGTTCGGTGTTGCGGTAGTACCAGTCGAGCGATGACTTCCGCCGACACGCGCCACAGCGGGTATAGGGACGCCAGCACGGCTCGCCGCCCCTGGTCTTGCTCCGGTAGTAGGTGGCTAGAAATATCACTCCGCACTGGCAGTCGCGTTTCATCCGAAACAGCGGCCGGGAGGGCCCCTCGATGTACTGTCGTTGCATCACCACCTCTGCGCGAAACTCGTCCGGGGCCTGCCCGCTGGCGCACGCGCAGCAACCGCCGCCGTTGGAGGGCCAACGGGCACCTGTTTCGGCGTTTCGGCGACCTTTTCGACGGTTTCCGAAACAATTGGCACCAATTCCCGACGACTGAATAGCCCCATCTGGCGGATACTCTCCTCGAGCTGATCCCAGTTGACGCGCGTGACGCCAGCGTAGATCGCGGCGGCGTAGTCGTACACCTCGCAGTCGAGCGCTTCATTGCGCGCGCCGGGCGTCTTGACCCACTCGTGGCGCACAAAGCCCTTCACGTACCTGTCGACACGCCGCTCTGCCGTGAGCTGGTCAAAGTAGTTATCCGGCAGACCATCGGGAAAGTGCATGCGCCCCGGCCCGTCCTCCGTGATGCGCAGGCGGTTGTAAATCACGCTCTTCGCCGTGTCCGTCCCCACCAGGAACACGCGCGCACTCCCGCGCATGACCTTTCCCTGGTGCGTGATGTCCACCTCGCTCGGCCGCCCCAGAACCGGCCGCCCGGGCTGGCTGGCGCCTTTCACCGCGAACACATGCCGGCGAGCCCATTTGCGCGCGAATAGGTACACCTGTTGGGTGTGATGCCCGCCGCTGTCGATGGCCATCGCGACAATCCGCAGCGTCGCGCCCCACTCGTGCGGATAGGCCTTGCTCAGCAACGCCTCGAGCTCCGTCCACACATACGGCTCGATCGGGTCGCCGAAAATCTGCTGCCAGTCCACCAGCCAGGACTCCTCGCCGCGACCCCAGCCTTTCACCTTCACCTCGAGCCGGTCGCTCTGCACGTCCACCCCCGCAGTGAGCAGCAGCGCCCCCGCCGGCACTTGCCCCAGGCGGTAGCGCTCCACGCGAGAGCGCAGCAGATGCGGCTCGAACTTCGTGCCGGGTTGCTCCCATCCTTCGCCCAGCACGGTGTTGCTCCACGTCTTGAGCAGTTCTCCGCTGGTGTCGGCATCGGCCTCGATGCGCTGCTTGACCGCATCGCGCCAGGAAAACCACCCCAGCGGCGAATACAGCGCCGACAGATGAAACCCGGGTGGGCGGCCTGCACCGGGCTTGTGCGCCACCCAATGCCCGTCCTCGAACATGCGCGTTTTTTCGTGCTCCCCGATCTCACCCTGGCACGCTTCACATTCGTACCAGGCACGCTCGACGTGTTCCGTTTCGCGCGTGGTCACCCGCAGCCCGTCCGCCGGCGCGGCACAAGCCCCGCACCCGCCCGTTGGCGACGCACTGTCGTTGAGCGCACCGCACACCATACAGGCGTACTCGGTCACCTCGCGCAGCTTCCAGCGCATCTGCTCCCAGCGCAGCCACTGCTCTTGCCAGCAACGCCCACAGCTCACGTGGTAGCGACGCTGATCGCTCGCCTCGTAGTAGCGCTCGATCCGCCCGCCGCGGCGCTTGGGCGAGCTCACCCGGTAGATTTTCCGCCTCGCAAAGGTCGAAGTACGCTTCTCGGCCAGCACGCACGGGTCGCCCTCGCCGTCCACGTCGTCGTCATAGGCGTCGATCTCATCGAGCATCAGGAATCGCACTGGCATCGAGCGCAGCCCGGGCCCGCTGTTCGCCCCCACGATCACCAGCACCCCGCCCGGAAACTCCTTCATCAGTATCGTGTTGCCGGAGTCACGCGAGCGCGCGTCGGACACCTTCTCGCGCAGGCAAGGCGTCTCATCGATCATGGGCTGCAAGCGCTGCTTGCTGTTGCGCTTCGCGGTGTCCACCGTGGGCATCACCAGCATCATCGGCCCTGGCCACTGGTCGATCACCGCACCGATCCAGTTGTAGCCGCCCTCGGTGCCGGCGATCTGCGTGCCTTTCTGGAAGGTCACCTCGCTACATGGGTGCGACGGCGACAGGCAGTCCATCACCTCACGCATGAAGGGCACCCGCGACGTGCGCCACCGACCCGGCTCAGCCGAGGCCTTCGCCGAGAGCACTCGAAAGCGGTCCGCCCACTGCGACACCGTGATGTCCGGGTCGGGTCGCAGCGCCGCCGCGAACGCCCGCCAGTAGGCCTCGGTCGCGTCAACCAGCCCGGTCGGCAGCATTTGCGCTAGATCTGTCAGCGAGCCCACTTAACGCCTGTCTAATTTCATTGGTCAAAATCGCGTGCACCCGCGCCGGGTCCGTCTCCGCAGCTACTAGCGCCGCCACCCGATCCGGTATTACCAGCAGCGCCTCCTTCACCATCCGCGCCGCCGCGCCGGCGGCCTTCTCCACGCCCTCCGTCGACGTCAACCTGCCCATTCGTTCCAGCAAATCCAGCCGCGTCAGCGCGGCTTGGTAGGACTCGCGCTTGGCACGCTGCTCCTGGTACGACGGCTCCCGCTCGATATCCTCCGGTGGATCCGGCTCATCCTCCCCACCAAGATCAGCCCCAACCTCCAGATCCTGCGCACTGCCGCCTGCCGCCCCACTCGCCGGCGCGTCGACGAGGACGCCTGCCGCCCCACTCGCCGGCGCGTCAACGAGGACGCCTGCCGCCCCACTCGCCGGCGCGTCAACGAGGACGCCACCCGCGCCCATCGGCCGGACTTCCGGACCGTCGATCGCCGCACCTAGCGGCGACAGGCAATCCACCACCTGGTGGTAGACCTTCCCAACTTTCAACGCTTGGACTGGGTCCGTGTTCTGCGCCCAGAGCACATCAGCGAGCGTGGGTAGGATGCCCACCAGGCGCCCCGCCTCGTCGCGCACTACCGCCTCCGCCATACGCCCATCCGCCGCGGCCTTCTGCACCGCCCGCAGCGTGCAGCTGCGGGACCGCGAATATTCCCGCAGGCTGATTGCATTTTCGCTACTCACCTCATCTCCATCTGACTACCCAACCCCATCATCTGACTACCCATCGCCGCCCCATTGGCTGACTACCCCTACCCCCCCCGGACACTACCCAAAAATTGGGGCTAGAACTACC